AATTAACGAAACCACAACAGGTAGCGGCAATCTACAGCGAATGACCTACATGTAGTGTATAATTGCCCTCTATGGGTATCCTTTCGCGCCTCACAGGTGCAGCACCGAAGTCTGATATCGAAGCGCAATACGCACCGCAGGTCTTAGGTGAGTATTCGCCTTATGCGATGCCGTTCCAATTTGCCTACGTCGGACGCACCGAGGCGATGGGAGTTCCAGCACTAGCTCGATGCCGTAACCTACTCGCTGGCACTATCGGCACGATCCCTCTTGAACTTTACAAGAAATCCACAGGCGAAGAATTAGGCAAGCCTCTCTGGTTAGATCAGCCTTCATATTCACAGCCTCGTTCTGTAACTATTGCATACACAGTTGATTCACTTCTATTTTACGGTCAAGCATTCTGGCAAGTTGTTGAGACATACCAAGAAGACGGACGCCCTTCTCGCTTCGAGTGGATCGCTAACAGTCGCGTAACCGCGACGCTAGACCGCGACAATGTGTACGTTAAGTCTTACGCCATCGATGGCACAACAGTCCCAATGGACGGCCTCGGATCTCTCATTACCTTCCAATCATTAAGCGATGGCATCCTTAACACAGGAACCTCTACAATTCGGGCAGCTCTGGACATCCAGAAGGCGTCAGTAATTGCAGCAGCTACACCGATGCCTACGGGATACCTAAAGAACACAGGCGCGGATCTACCGCCTGCGGAAGTTCAGGGATTACTTGCAGCGTTCAAGAATGCCCGTCAAAATCGCTCCACGGCTTATCTTACATCGACTCTAAATTATGAGACCGTAGGATTTAGCCCTAAGGACATGATGTACAACGAGGCGATTCAGAACCTTGCAACTGAGATTGCTCGCCTTTGCAACGTCCCACCTTATTACGTCTCCGCAGATCAGAACACGACAATGACCTATGCCAACGTTCAAGACGAAAGGCTTCAGTTTCTAACACTATCCTTGCAGCCTTTCGTTTCTGCCATCGAGGATCGTCTCTCAATGGATGACATCACAGCTCGCGGCAATGTTGTTAAGTTCGATCTTGATAGCAATTACCTACGCACAGATCCACTCAAAGAGCTTTCAATCATCCGCGAACTTCTCGATCTCCAGCTGATTACACAGGAGCAAGCGATGGAGATGACTGATCTAACACCTAACGGAAGCGAAGGCATGCAATGAAAGAGATGCTCACATTCTCAGCAGAACTCACAGCAGACGCATCAGAGAGAACTATCTCTGGCAAGATCGTCCCCTTTAATGGCGAGGTCGGTAATACATCCGCTGGCGCCGTAGTCTTTGAGCGTGGCGCGATTAATATCGCTGACTCGACGAAAGTCAAGCTCCTTCTGGAGCACGATCCAAAGCAGCCGATCGGCCGCGCTCAATTCTTCAATGAAACCGAGGACGGTATCTACGCATCGTTTAAGATTTCTAAATCATCACGCGGCACCGATGCCCTTATCGAAGCCAGCGAAGAACTCCGGACTGGTCTCTCAGTCGGAGTTATGGTCAATGCAGCAAAGCCAAAGAATGGCGTGCTGTACGTGTCGAGCGCTGACCTGCTCGAAGTAAGTTTGGTTCAGGCAGCAGCCTTTAAGTCTGCAGCCGTAACCGATATCGCGGCATCTGAAGATGAAGCCGTTGAAGAAACCCTACCAACAGAAAGCGAGACAGCCACCGTGGAAGACACCACTTCAGCAGTCGAAGCAACACCTACAGTTGAGGCTGCCGCAGTTGAAGCTGCTCGCCCTGCTGTAACAGCAATGGCTTACACAAAGCCACGCATTGAAGTAACCGCAGCAAAGTACGCAGAGAACTCAATTCGCGCAGCACTCGGCGATGAGTCAGCTCGTCAGTACATCGCAGCAGCAGACAACACAACTGACAACGCTGGTCTCGTACCAACACGTCAGCTCTCAGAGATCATCAACCCACTTGGTACAACTATCCGCCCATCGATCGATGCAATCTCACGCGGAGTTCTTCCAGATGCAGGCATGACTTTCGAGATCCCAAAGATCACACAGATGCCAACAGTTGCAGAAACAGCAGAAGACGCAGCATTCTCTGACACAGATCAGAATGCAGCATTCCTATCAGTATCTGTTAAGAAGTACGCAGGACAGCAGACATTCTCTGTTGAATTGCTAGATCGTACATCTCCAGCATTCTTTGATGAGCTCGTCCGCAACATGGCAGCAGCTTACGCAAAGACAACAAACGCAGCAGTAAACGCTGCACTTATCGCAGGCGCAACAGCAGATGCAACCACAACAGTCACATACCCAACAGCTGCAGAGCTTCTCGGTATCGTTGCTCGCGGATCAGCATCTGTATATGGCGCAACAGCAGGCCTACCTAACCCATTCGCTCGTAACATGGTCGTAAGCACCGGACAATGGTCAAACATCATGTCACTCAACGATGCAGGACGTCCAATCTACACAGCATCTCAGCCAATGAACGCAGGCGGAGCAGTAGCACCTACATCACTCACAGGTAACGTTGCAGGTCTTAACCTCTACGTCGATCCTACAAACGCAGGCGATGGCGATGGAACAATCCTCGTCGTAAACCCAGACGCGTACACATGGTACGAGTCACCAACATACCGCCTACGCGCTGAATCAACAGCAGCAGGTCAGGTTACAATCGGCTACTACGGCTTCGGAGCAATCGCTACAAAGGTCGGCGCAGGCGCATTTAAGAATAACAAGGCGTAAGCCACACTAAGTCGCTGGCGGCGGAGTGCCCTTCTCCGCCGCCAGTCTTTAGAAAGGATCAGAGCATGGCATTAACAACAGTTGCAGAGCTCCGCACCGCCCTAGGCGTCGGCACCCTCTACGCTGATGCAGTCTTGCAGCAAGTTTGTGACGCTGCGGATAATGTCCTTCTCCCTTTCATTTGGGCGAACACTCTTTCGATTATTGGGCACAGCAACACAGCCAACACAGGCACTTCATATTTTGCAGATTCAATCGTCGATGTCCTTTATGTTGGCCAAACTGTAAACATCACAGGCGCTGGATCTAAGCACAACGGATCGAAGACCATCACAGGACGCGACACTCGATCCATCACTTACGCGATCACAGGCAACAATAACGCCGTAACACCGCGCCATCCTATCAATCCTTACGGCCTACTCGCCGCAGATACTTATCTCGACCCTTCAACAGTGCCAGCGATTCAAGAAGCTGCACTTATGATCTCGATTGATATCTGGCAATCTCGCCAAGCGCCATCATCTGGCGGCGTGACAATCGATGGCTATCAGCCAAGTCCCTACCGCATGGGCAACACTTTACTTGCTCGCGTCCGTGGCCTTATCGCGCCGTATCTTGATCCGAGATCGATGGTGGGCTAATGGCCGCCATCTCAACACTCCGCGCAGGTATCGCAGCAGCTCTTACAGATAACACAAAGTATTCAGTATTCAGCTTCCCACCTGCGACCCCTATTGCTAACAGCGTCATAGTCGCGCCAGCAGATCCCTACATCTCACCGTCTAACGGCTGGCATGCGTCGATTTCGCCAATGGCTAACTTCGTTATTTCTGTGATGGTTCCCTTGCTTGATAATGAAGGCAACCTGAACGGAATGGAAGATAACATCGTCCGGGTTTTTAACCTGCTCGCTGCATCTTCCTACACCTACAACGTCACCCAGGTATCGGCTCCGGCTGTCCTGAGTGCCGTCTCTGGTGATCTACTAACCTGCAATATCAATATCTCAGTCCTAACGAGTTGGAGCTAAAATGTCCGAGTGGGAAAAAGAGCAAGAAGCCTTCCTGATCAAGATCGGGCAGGTAGCACCATCAACACCTAAGCCAGTAACTACTAAGAAAGACGAGGAATAATCTCATGGCTGTATTTCTAAATAACAAGGTCGGCGTGAAGATTAACTCAGTCGATCTTTCAGACCACGTTACCGCAGTAACACTTAACCGCACTTTCGACGAGCTTGAAGTGACAGCGATGGGCGATGGCGGACACAAGTTTGTTAAAGGTCTCGAGGCATCATCTGTCACAATCGACTTCCTCAATGACACAGCATCTGCAAACGTCCTTCAGACTTTGCAAGCTGCATGGGGAACTAACGTCACTATCGTTCTACTACAGGAAAAGGGGACCGCAGTATCTGCGACTAACCCTCTCTACACAATGACATGCCTCATCAACAGCACCACAGACATCAATGGCGCAGTTGCTGATCTAGCAGTCCAGAGCCTGACATTTAACGTCTCAGGTACTACAGTAGTAGCTACAACAGGCACATTCTAAGAAACTAAACAAAGGGGCACAGCATGGCAAAGTTAATCGTCACACTAGCGGACAACAGCGTCACCGAGATCGAGATCACTCCTCGACTTGAGTACGCGTTTGAGCTATATGCCAAAAAGGGATTTCACAAAGCGTTTCGCGATGATGAAAAGCAATCAGACGTTTATTGGTTTGCATGGGAAGGCCTTCGACTAAGTGGAGTCACAGTCAAGCCATTCGGCGCAGACTTTCTCGAAACTCTAAAGAGTGTAGAGGTTGCAGAGTCTGACCCTTTGGCCTAGGCAGGGATAGCATCCACTATCTCATCGCTCGCTTGAGCATTGAGACTGCTATCCCTCCACAAGATTTAATCGATTTAGATTCATCGATGCTCCAGATGTTACTGAAAGCATTGAAAGACCGAGCGAAGGAGCAAAGCGATGCCTACAGAGCTAAAAGGCGCTAATGATCTTCGCAAAGCTCTTAAGAAGTTCTCGCCTGATCTAGACAAAGCAACACGTGACGAGATGGTCGGATTCTTAAAGCCAATCGTCAAGATGGCTAGGGGTTTCCTTCCATCCAACTCAGACGCTCCATCAGGATTTGTCAAACATGAAGTCAAGACCGCGAAGTTTCCAATGTACGACGCAGCTGAGGCACGCCGTGGAATTGGTTACAAGCTGACACCGACTAAGCCTAACCGTGAGGGATGGTCCTCGACTGTCTCAATTCATAACAAGACAGCAGCAGGAGCAATTGTTGAGACCGCCGGACGTAAGTCTGGACTTTCAGGTAATTTTAGTCCGCGCTTCTCTGGACAGTTTGCAGGCCGTGGCAAGATGCAAGGCCGCGCCATGTTCAAGGCTTACGATCAGGACCAAGGCAAAGCCAAGGCAGCTATTATCAAGGCGCTCGAGAAGGCCGCCGCTAAGTTTAATGGAAGTGGCAACTAATGGCTGAATTACGCATTCCCATAATCGTCGAGAACAAAGGCAAGAAAGCCCTCGGCGATGTAGACAAGGGCGTTAATCAACTTGCAAAATCATTTAAGAAGTTAGCAGGCGCAGCAGGTATTGGCCTATCAACCGCCGCTGTAGTTAAGTTTGGCAAAGCAGCCGCCAAGGCATTTATGGAAGACGAGAAGGCTGCAACTCGCCTAGCAATGTCAGTAAAGAATCTTGGTTTAGGTTTTGAGACCGCACGCATTGAGAGTTATATCTCTCAACTTTCGGCCATGTCTGGCATTACAGATGACGAACTTCGCCCAGCGATGCAGAAGTTGTTGCAGACCACTTCTTCAGTTACTAAGTCTCAAGAATTACTTACTCAGGCGTTAGATATTTCACGCGGTTCAGGCGTTGATTATGAAACAGTAGTTAATGACCTTTCTCTTGCCTACCTAGGGCAGACTAAGGGACTCACTAAATATTACCTTGGATTAACCAAAGCAGAACTTAAGACTATGAAGTTCTCGGATATTCAACAGAAACTCATCGATCAGTTCAAGGGTGGAAACGCTGCTTACCTAACAACCTACGCTGGCAAGTTTGAGCTGATCTCAACCGCAGCAGGCGAGGCTTCTGAAAAGATTGGTGGCGCACTTGTCGAGTCTTTAGTCGCAGCCTTTGCCGCTGGAGATCCTCAGGAGTTCGTTGCCAAGATTGAAGGCCTAGCGACAAAGATTGCAAGCATGGTTGCAACGGCTGTATTCGGATTTAAGAAACTTTATTATTTAACATCTGACCAAGCGATCTTGGCCTCACTTAACCCTTTCGACAATTATGAGAACGATGTCATCAAGATCATCGATATTCAGGAAAAGATGTTTAGAGCTTCATTCGAGGGCATTAAGATGGGCTATCTCGGATCTATGCCAATCGGCATCTACGCAAGCCCAGGAGACGCAGCAAAGCTCAAAGCGGCAGAAGCACTATCAGCCAAGCGTGCCAAAGAATTAGCAGCCTTGCAGGCTAAATCACTTGCAGAACAGAAAAAGAAACTTGCATTAGACAAAGCCTCGAAGACTCTTAACCTTGATGCTATCGGTATTGAAGCAGCCCTCAAGGGCAAGATCAGCGAAACAGATCGCATCTCTCTAGAATTACAGAAGGCCATCCTCGAAGGTAATGGCACACTCGCAGACAAACTTGCCAAGGATTTAGAAGCAGCAGTCAAGCGCAACAACGAGCTGAAACTGGCCTTGCTTGCTACTCCAGAGGCTCCAAACCCTTACCGAAATTGGATCATGCCTAACATGGGACCAATTGGCGGAGCGTTAGGCTTAGAAGATTTACGTGGACAGGGCGCCGTAATCCCTAGCTTTAACGACATGGGCGCAGGTGGAGTCGGTGGAGCTCTAGGCCTTGAAGACCTACGTGGCAGAAGCGCAGCAGTCCCACAGATAAACATCACCGTAGAACTCGACGGCCAGACAGTCGGCGGAGCAATCCGTGACGGTCAGATTAATGACTCACTCTCTGGATCTTTCAGCCAGACAAATAGATTCGGCGCTAAGGGTGCTATTGCACTATGACGCTGCCAGCCACGATCTCGGTCTCTTTCGACTTTAGCCAAGGGGCTACGTTCGGCTACCCCTTCACTATTGGCGACCCGATCAACGGCGTAATAGGTGTCTCACAGTTTGCATCTACAGAAGTCCCTGACCCTGTAGTCGATCTAAGTAGCGTCACTCGATCCATTAAGATCAGTCGTGGAAGAAACATCATGCGCGACACCTACGAGTCCGGCAGCTGTACGGTCCGAGTCTTAGACCCTGACTCATACTTCAATCCGCAGAATGTCTCTAGTCCCTACTTTGGCTATCTCACTCCACTCCGCAAGATCCGTGTCGCAGCTACTACGGCAACCACTCAACACTTTCTCTTTTCTGGTTACGTAGACTCTTATAAGTATTACTATCCAACAGGGCAGGAGATCGGCTACGTAGACATCATCTGTTCCGATGCCTTCAGACTTTTTCAGATGGCGAACGTGGCAAGCGTATCTGGTGCAACGGCTGGGCAGACTACTGGCACCCGTATCACTAAGATCCTTGATCAAGTCTCATTCCCTACATCGATGCGAATTACAGACACAGGATCTACCACAGTCCAGGCAGATCCGGGCACAGCTCGAACATCCCTTGCAGCCCTCAAGGCGGCAGAGTTTGCAGAACAGGGCGCCTTCTTCATTCGCACAGATGGCACAGCAGAGTTTAAGGATCGCACCGATGTCGTGGGATCTCTAGCGGCTACTCCTATTGAGTTTAATCAGACAACAGGGATTCCCTACTCAGACCTTAAGTACGCCTTCGATGATAAGCTGATCGTCAATCAGGCTAGCATGACACGCATTGGCGGCACAGCCCAGACCGCCGTAAATGTTGATTCATCGGCTAAATACTTCCCACATGGCACAACAGTCACAGAGATGATCCCAGAGACGGATGCTCAAGTCCTAGACATTGCCAAGATATACGTGGCGACTAGAGCAGAGACGACAATCCGCATCGATGCTATGACTGTCGATCTACTTGATACAGCAGTCCCAACGGACACAATGATCGGCCTTGATTACTTTGATAATCTAAAGATTACTAACGTCCAGCCAGACGGCTCGACAATCGTGAAGACCTTGCAGGCGCAGGGCTTGGCGTGGGACATTACGCCCAACAGCATGAAATGCACAGTAACAACACTTGAGCCTATAGTCGAAGGATTCATCATAGGATCATCGACTTACGGTATAATCGGTCAATCCATTATGGGATATTAGGAGATAAATCATGGCAGCAG